TACGGTGAGCACTCGCCGCTGGCTATCGCGCTCATCGGTGCAGAGCTTGCAGCTACGGAGTGACGCATGGATCGCGATCGGAAAATTCTGATCGACGCGCGCAACTGGGATGACTACGCGGAAGCGCTCATCTCGGAGATTGCGTCGGTCGGCTTTGTCGGCTTCGACATCGAGACCGAGGACAGCGAACGTCATGAAGGCTTGAACCTCTTCATGAAGGTCAACGACGAAGGCAAGAAGTCCTCGTCCACGCGCCTCGTCTTCGACACGAACCGGACCAACGTCACGGGCTTCTCGATCTACCCGGACGGCAACGAGCTGGGCTACTACATCAACCTGAAGCACGCGGACGTTGAGAACCGTGTGCCTTGGAGCCAAGCCAAGCGCCTGCTCGATGCGAAGGCGCCGGACGCCTACTGGCTGATCCACAACGCGGGCTTCGAGTGGACGATGATGATGAAGTCCCTCGGCTACGACCTGGGCACCAAGGTCATCTGCACGTTGCAGATGGCCGTGTCCGCGTACTCGCCCGACACCTACTTCAAGGACACGTTCCGCGAGCCTGGACTCGGGGGCATCGAGAAGCTGCTGCCGATCGTCTCGCGCAAGTTCGCGGGCTACGAGCAGGGCATGACGCTGAACGCGGACCAAGAAGATCTGGTCTTCAAGGTCACGGCCAAGGAGTCGACTTCAGCGCACAGCTACAACGGCTACGTCGCGTCGATCAAGATCGGCTACGACCTGAAGCGCGCGGTGCTGAGCTGGTTCGGCTACAAGATGGCGACCTTCGACGAGACGCTGGGCGACGAAGTCCACATGGGCATGCTGACCGGCGAGCAGGTCTACGAGTACGGCGTGGACGATGCGTACTGGTGTGTGCAGCTGTTCCACCGCCTCATGCAGTACATCATGCAGACCAACCCACCGGTCTTCAACACGTTCATGCAGCAGGAGATGCCGTTCGTTCGCTCGGCCTCCGAGGCGTGGCAGCATGGCATCAAGCTCAACGGCAAGGCGGTGCTCGAACGCCGCGACATCGAGCGCTCGAACGAGGCACGTCACCTTCGCACCATGAAGGCCGCGATCAAGGCGCTGCTGCCGTTCGATGACGAGCCACACGAGAAGCTGGCCAAGTACGACAAGTGGTATGTCGACCCGGTCAAGGGCTCGACGGGCTACAAGAAGTACCGCCAGCAGATCGAGAAGTGGGCGCTGTCACCGGATAGCGACGACGACTTCGAGCAGTGCTATCAGGTCCGCAGCCCGGTGTCGGCCGCGTGGGCGACCGAGCGCGGCATGAAGGAATCGAGCGGCGTGAATCTGGTCCACTACATGCCGATGCGCACGGTCATCTATGACCTGCTGCGCGGCTCGTACATGCAGGCTGATGGCAAGACGCAGAGCGATGGCGACTGCCGTGATGAGCTGGAGCGCCGCTGGATCAAGCAGCACCGCGACGCAGGCCTGGAGATCGACGACAAGGGCGAAGTGGCCCCGGCGCTGAAGCTGAAGCTAGGCCTGACGCTCAACAAGATCTCGGTAATCGAGCGCTACGAGGCAGGCCTCACGGTCTTCCGCACGTACAAGGCGATGGCGAGCCTCGCGCAGCGCGTGAAGCTGTACCTGACCCCGTACCTGCTGCTGGTGGACCCGGACACCGGTCGCGTGTATCCGCAGCTGTCGTCGCTGCTGGCGACCCGCCGCAGCTCGTGCCAGAACCCGAACGGCCAGCAGCTCAGCAAGTTCGGTGAGGCGGCGTATGTCCGGGGCTTCTTCGAGGCCGATGACGACGACGCAGAGGGCGAGGAGCACGTGCTGGTATCGGCCGACTGGTCGGCAGTGGAGCTGGTGATCATCGGGGATTACTCGAACGATCCGAAGTTCCGCAAGGCTTATGGCCAGCGTCCGCACGACGATCTGCACAAGGAGGCCGTCACCGGTCTGATGGGGCTGACCGACGAAGAGTACGAGAACAACCCGAACAAGAAGCAGCTGCGCACCGACGTGGGCAAGCCAGCGAACTTCGGGTACTGGTACTCAGGTGCGCTCGGCACGACGGCCGAGGTCCTGGGGTGGTCGAGCGAGACCATGTGGGAGATGACGGACAAGTACCGTGCGACGTTCCCCGTGGCCGAGGAGTGGCGCATCGGCACCATCAACGAGGCGCGCGAGCTGGGCTACGTCGAGCTGCCGGACCATCATCGGCGGGACCGCTTCGAGTCGACCGACGAGTGGGTCAACATCATGCGGATGAAGTTCCAGTCCTATGGTGACCCGGCCATCGCGGCGTTCGGTGAACTGGTCATCAAGAAGATCAATCGCCGTGCTGGCAACCAGTGTGTGAACGCGAAGGTGCAGGGGCTGTGTGCTGCGCTTGCTAAGCGGACGATGGCGCGCATGAACGATCGCATCAAGGCTGAGGCCTTCCGTGCGCGCTTCTACCTGCTGATCCACGATGAGCTGGTTTACAGCGTGCCGCGCTCGCAAGTGCTCGACTTCCTCGACGTGCTGTATGAGGAGATGATCAAGGACAGCGGCCTGATCAAGAACTTGATGCTGGACTCATCGCTTGCGATCGGCAAGACGTTGCAGGCGTGGAACCCGAAGACGTCGACCAGCGGTCAGGTCGAACTGATGGAAATGCAAAAGGGGTTGCCGTGTGTCTCTGAAGACCGCTGGGGCAAGCATGCCACGCGGGAAGAGCGCAAGGCGATTTTGGATTACATCCTCGACGGCATGCCCGTCGAACAAGAAGAGGAGTGCACCGCATGAGCAGGCCGCGCAACGTTGCCGAGCTGGAGATGTTGCTCCAGCTGTATTACTCCGGGGAGCCCGTTAATTACACGCGCTCCGTGACCCACGGTGAAGCCGCCCGTCGCCTCGTCGATGCGGGCGTAGCTGAGATGAACAGCCTGACAGGGCTAGTCATCACGGATGCTGGGAAGTTCTATGTGAAGCATATGTTGACGATCCAGTACCCGGTCGCGACGTACACCTTCAGCATTCCACAGGGGCAAGCAGCATGAGCACCATCGTGAAAAGCCGTGTGCAGGTTGCGTTCGACACCGACACCGGCTACGTGTCGGAGGAAACATGGAGCAACAGCAGCGATGACGCAACGCTGCCCCTCAAGGGCGCGCTGCGCGAGATCGCGCGGGTGTTGACGATCAACGGCGAAGGCGACGAGGCAGTTCGTCTCGTCGCCGAAGCTAAGGCCGCAGTCGAAGAATACTTGAAGGAGAAAGTGTCATGAGTACGCAGTCTATGGTCGGCAGAGCGCTCGACCAGCTGGTGGACCTGATCATCGAAACCGGGCATGGGGAACAGCTCCCCGCCCAAGACCAACTGGCGAAACAGCTCGGCGTGAGCCGCACGGTTTTGCGGGAGGCGATGAGCAAGCTGGAATTTCTCAACGTGGTGCTGGTTCGTCCCAAGACCGGCACGATCATCAACCCGCCCGCCGAATGGAAAACGCGCAACGACGATGTGATCGATTGGCAACAGCGCGCCTACAAGGAACACAAAGCATGAGACGCTTCAACCGACTGATGGCCGAGTGCAAGGCCACCACTAGCAAGACCGCGAAGACGGAAGCTTTGACCAAGCTCGGCGCCGATCCGAACGAGTTCGCCAAGACGATGCTGGTCGCGGCGTTGAGCCCGTTCGTGACGTACGGCGTGAAGGACTTCGAGATGCCGCTGACGGCCCGCGTCGAAGACGTCGACAACGGTGAGGAGTTCATCCAGCTGCTTCTTAGCCTGTCGACCCGGAGCCTGACTGGCAATGCCGCGAAGGATGCGATCCGCTGCACACTGGCGCAGTACACCGTCGAGACCGCCGACAACCTCGCGGCTGTGCTCCGCAAGAACTTGCGCATCGGCATCGGCGCGAAGGAGATCAACAAGGTCTTCCCCGGCCTGATCCCGGTGTTCGACGTGATGCTGGCAGAGAAGTACGGCGACCACGACCCGGCGTTCCCGGCGCAGATCGAGTTCAAGATGGATGGCCAGCGGGTCACGTTCTTCATCACCCCCGACCGGCCGGTGGTCGGCTACTCGCGCGACGGCCTGGACCAGACGTACTGGCTCGGTGGGCTCTTCGACGGCGAGATGCAGGCACTGCGTCAGGAGCTGGTCGGCGACCAGCCGATGGTGCTGGACGGCGAAGCGATGATCCACATCATCGACCCGAGCAAGAAGCACCCTTCGTGGACGGCGACGATGGAGGCCAAGAAGGAGGGCGCGGATCGGTCAGCTGTGCGCTTCTATGCGTACGACTGGCTCACCCGCACGGAGTGGGACCAGCAGGTCTGTCTGCGCCCGCAGCAGGAGCGCAGTGCGCAGCTCGACGCGGCGCTGGCGAAGGTCTGCTCGACGGAGGTCGAGTATGGTGTGGATTGGCACGGCAAGCTGTACCCGAGCTACAAGGAAGTGGTCCACAGCCGCGAGGAAGTCAACGCCTTCTTCAACACCGCCGTCGCGCAGGGCTTCGAAGGCTTCATGCTCAAGCAGCTCGACGCGCCGTACGTCTGGGGCCGCTCCCCGTTCTGGTTGAAGGGCAAGCCGCTGCACACGGCCGAGGGCAAGATCGTCGCCTACTACAACGGCAAGAAGAAGGGGGCTTTCGAGCACGTGCTTGGTGGCTTCACTATCGAGGGCAAGCTCGAAGACGGCATGCCTTTCCGAACCAACGTCGGCGGCGGCTTCACGCCCGAGGAGCGTGCCAAGTTCTGGGCCGAGCGCGAGGAGATGCTTGGCTG